AAAGTATAATCGTATAGTAAAGTTGGTAAAGTATAATCGTATAGTAAAGTTGGTAAAGTATAATCGTATAGTAAAAATAGTAAAGTTGGAATAGTGAAAATATATTTAAAAAAACAGGGTTTACTTTTCACATAAAAGACATTATTATAGTACTATGAAAAATACAATATGTGAAGAATGTAAACTTTACCCTTGTACATTTGTTCCACCACAATACGCTGGAAAGGTAAAAATACTTTTCATTGGTGAAGCTCCTGGTGAGGAAGAAGAGAGACAAGGGGTACCTTTTATTGGTAGATCTGGTATGAAGTTGAGAGAACAAATTTCACTTTTATTAAAGGAAACAAGTTTTACTTTTGGGATTACTAATACAGTTAAGTGTCGCCCACCTCAAAATGAAACGCCTACAGCCGATATAGCAAAGAAATGTAATTACTATTTAGCCAAAGATTTTGAAATTGCTGATCCTGATATAGTTGTTCCTCTTGGATTAGTCGCTTATAGAAGTCTTGGCTTCAACGATAGTTTAAAGAGTGCTGTAAATAGAACTAAGAAAATAAATCTATTTGGTAAAGAGAGAATAGTAATACCAACCTACCATCCAGCCGCTGTTCTGCGTAATCCAGTCCTAGTATTTGAATTCAAAAAAACGTTTGAAATATTAAAAACAATTTTAGATAGTAGTTTTACTCTCCCGGAGTTTACCTATCAGATTCTTCAAGGGAAAAATGAGGACTACGATATACTTATTGATTTTATTTCAAATGTAAAATGTTTTGCTTTTGATTTAGAAACAACTAGTTTTTCTCCTTTTGCTTCTAATAGTAGGATTATATCCGTGGGCTTATCAGGTAGGTATAAAGATGGTAATTTATATTCCCTGTCTCTTGATGGAATAAGGTGGGAAGAGTCTACATTTTATGATATACTTAGGGTTATTTTTGAGAATGATATTCCTAAAGTGGCTCATAATGCTAAGTTTGATATGAAGTGGTTAAAGTATTTTGGTATAAAAGTATGTGGATTGATTTTTGATACAATAATAGCCCATTATTTGTTAGACGAAAACTTGCCGCATAGTTTATCCTTTATTGCGAGTGAAATGGGAGTGGTATCTTACAAAGAAAGTTTTTGGGGAGATGTGAAAGATAGTGGAGCAGCTGATTTATCTGAATATATATTTGACAAAGATGGAAATATACTTGCAGATAAAATAGAAAATCTCTTAGTTTATAATGCAAAAGACGCATTTATTACTTATATAGCATATGAAAGATTATCAAAACTACTCGAAAATGACCCCCCTCTGAAGGCTCTACACAACAATTTATACCTTCCATTGGTAGACACGTTTATAGATATGGAATTAAGGGGAATGAAGATAAATGTTCTAAAACTAGAAAACTTAATTACAGAATATAAGAAACGGATGAAAGAAATAGTTATTAAGCTAAAGAATCTTGAGGAGGTAAAAAAGTGGGAAAAAACAACTGGGAAAGAGTTTAACCCTAACTCTTCTATTCAAATATCTGAAATTTTGGAGTTAAATAATTTTAATACTGGAAAGCGTACCCCCAAAACAGGTAGAGTATCTACTAACGAAGAATCTTTACTAAATATTGCAGGAAATAGTTTTGCCGATTTATTATTAGAGTATAGAAGGTTACAGAAAATGACTTCTACCTTTTTGGAAAAATTTAAGGACATGTTGTCTATCGATGGGTGTATTCACCCTAGTTTTAATCTTATTGGGACTGTTACGGGGAGAGTATCTTGTGAGCGACCTAATTTGCAACAGATACCTAAAGATTCCGAAATAAAGGTAATTTTTGTTCCACAAAATGACCTTTTACTTGAGGTAGATTACTCACAAATGGAATTACGGGTAGTAGCCTCTCTTTCTCAAGACCCTGAAATGATAAAAGCATATAATGAGAACATAGACTTACATACTCTAACAAGCTCTATAATTTTTAATAAACCAATAGAAAAGATTACGGAAGAGGAAAGAAAGATAGGTAAGACTATTAATTTTGGTATTGTTTATGGAATCACACCGGCGGGATTAGCGAATAGAATTAAGCTCGCTACAGGTAAGGAAATAAGTGAAAAAGAGGCAAAGGTTTATATTAAAAGATTTTTTGATACGTACAGAAATGTTTATTTTTGGGCTGAGTTACAGAAGGCTTTTGCTCGTCAAATGAAATACGTTGTAACTCCTTTTGGTAAGAAGCGCCATTTCAGTTCTGAAACTACTGAAGAAGAGATTAGACAAGCTGTTAACGCTCCAGTACAATCTACAGCGGCGTATATTACTTTGACTGCTCTATTAGGTATAGATCGTGAGATTAAAGCTAATGGACTTAAAAGTTTTGTTGTTAACACTGTACACGATTCTATATTAATTGATGTTATCCTAGACGAATTACCTTATGTGGTAAATATTGTAAATGAAATAACAACTAAAAGAATAAAAGAGATATTTAAATTTATAAAAGTCCCCTTAGAAGTAGATATAAAATGTGGTGCTTCTTGGGGGAATTTAGAAAGTTTAGAAAAGTTTAAAAATATAATCCATATACCTACTTGACAATTCATCTATATGGATTATATTATATACAACTGGAGGTAAAAGATGGAAGATATATGGGAACAAATAAACAAAGACATAGAGGACTTGGAAAGGAAATACTCCTTTCCAAGCGGACAGAGAGTGAGGTTTGCTCACCCACTCCCAGGGACAACTAGAATAAGGATTCTCCCACCCACGCCTGGTGCAACAAAATACTATGAAATAGTAGGAAGACATGTTTTCCCCAACCCAGATAACCCAGGCTCAATAAAAATTTACTTATGTAAAAATATAACCTATAAAAAGCAGTGTCCAATTTGTGAAGTATACAAAACCCTAGAAAGTGCAAAAGGTAAGCCCCAGTCTACTGACCCCGTCTTTGATGATGTATTGAGGGGGTTACGTCCGGAAGTAAAGGGGTATTTTAACGCAGTTATTCTAGGGTGGAGAAGAGAGAATGCTCTACCTGAAGAACCTTTTGTGGTTAATCAAAATTACCCTCAAGAACAACCTGTGGTATTTATTGTTCCAAGAACGGTGCTTTTAGACATACTTAACCTACATAAAGTTTACTTTAGGAATCTGGTGGATTTAGAAAGAGGGGCAAATATCGATATAAAAAGAGTAGGGACTGGTAGGAATACAACTTATTCTTTATTTGTGCCACAACCGGAAGTTCCACTTCCACACGGTGAAGATTATTTAAGTAAAGCCTATGACTTAAGAGCTGTAATCGCGGAATTTGATTTAAGCTATGAAGATCTAATCAATGAGTTTTATAAAAATATCCAAGGGGTAGATACTTCTATGCTAGCTTCAGCAAACGCCCCAGAGATAGAACCAATTTCTACTCTTCCTGTTTCTACACCAACCCAACCAGCTCAATATTATGCACCTCCCTCCGCCCCAGTTCAATATAATATACCTACACCTCCGCCCCAACCAGCCCAAAATAATATACCTACACCTCCGCCCCAACCAGCCCAAAATAATATACCAACCCCTCAACCAGAAGCTGACCCAGTGGTTGGTTCTGCTCCATCTAACTTTAATGAGTCAGCAAAAGAACAAATAGTTGAAAAGCTCAGACAGCTAAAAAATAAAGAAGGTAAATCGTGAGTAATATAAATGTAGCTAGAGACGGAAAGGTAATAAAGGCTCAATTAGATGCCGATACACTGTTTTTCTCCCCAGAAAGTATGTCAACTATGGCACCAGAGCAACTACTTACACTTAGATATTATTGGGGGGTGTTAAAAAGCGAAGCCTCTAAAATACTCAATGATTTGGAGTATGAGTCCAAAAGAACTAGAGCAGAAATAATAGATCTCCAAGTAAAGGACGGTAAAACTAAGACAGCCGCTTCAGAAAACATTTACCTAGATGAGAGCTATAAAATTGTAGAAGATCAGAAGAGAATGGTAGAATACTGGTTAGAGTTAATTAATACAGTTATATGGACAATAAGTACACAGATAGAACTTATTAAAAGTATACAATAGTAGTAAATGGATTTTAAAAGAAGGAGGTTTACCTTGCCTGTAGATTTTTCAGAAATTTCGAAGAAGTTAAATAAAGAGGGGATTCAATTAGGTCCCCCACCTGAGCTTCCACATGAAATGATTCCTACAAGTATATATCCCCTTGATTGGTTAATAGAGGGGATTCCTACATCGGCAGTAACTACATTTTTTGGACCTCAGGGATCGGGAAAGACCACCGTAGCTGCTCACGTAGCAGCTAGCATACAAAAGGCAGGTGGTGTTGTTGTTTGGGTGGATAATGAATATTCATTTTCTCGTGAATATTTTCAAAGTTTTGGTTTAAACCCAGATGAGGTCCAATATACTTCAGGTCTTGTAGTAGAACAGGTTTTTAAATTGATGGATGATGTTATCGATATTGCCATAGAAAATAAGGATATACCAATACTCTTTGTTTGGGATTCTGTAGCCACCACTCCAGCTTTACAAGAAAGAGAGGCTGCTCTTGATTCTACTACTATTGCTACAGGAGCAAGAGCCATGTCAAAGGGGTTCAGATTACTTTCAACTAAACTTTCTGGGTATCCTAAAATTTCTATATTAGCTATAACCCAAGTAAGGGAGGATATTTCTAAGAATGTGTTTTGGGGACCAACTTATAACTTATATGGGGGTTATGCGCTCAAGCACTATCAAGTATTAGCTTTGGATTTCACTCAGCAGGGGTTAGTTAAAGATAAGGACGGTTTAGTAAAAATAAGAATACGAGTTGCTAAATCTAAATTATCTTCTGTGGTTTTGGGAAGAGAAGTCTCTTTATATATTAAACATGGAAAGGGGGTAGATATTCCTAAGACTCTTTTTGAGATAGCTAAGGATTTAGGATATATTAAGGCAACTGGTGGTTGGTGGAAGTTAGATACTCCAAATGCCCCTCAAAAGAGTTTCAGAAGTGAAGAGTTGGAAATGGAATTAGCTAAAGAGGAGCATATAAAAGAGCTGGAGAGGTTATGGAAACAGAAGAATCCTTCAACTATTATGCTGCCAGAATAAGAAGCTTTAAGCAGCCTCAAATACAAAAGATAGTAACCTCTCGTGCTTTATACGAGGATATGTTTGAATTTAAAAAAATTGAATATGAAGGTGCAGTTTATCCTCATGATTACATGATTGTTGGGGTAAATACTTATTACTTTTCCCCCCCTGAATCTTTTGTATCTTATTTTAGTGATATTACGGACGTATACTATTTTCTACCGATTGGTGGTATACCAAGAAAGATACCTGTTGAGGAAATAAACAACTGGTTTGAAAATATGAATAACTATTTAAGATTAAGGAGGGGAAATTTCTTTGTGGGGGATACCGTCTATATACCAACTCTTTCTTTAAAAGCATACGTATTGGAAGTAAAGAAAAACAGATTGATTGTGAGATCTACTATTATGGGTAAAACGGTAATATTTGAGTGTAGTAAGAAAAATGCTAAGCCGCTATGAAAGAAAGAAAAAGATTTACAGTTGGAAAGTATATTAGTGTCTATGATTTATTAGAAGACTTACTTAATGGTAAGGAGGATAGCTTACTTGTAGAATCCTCTATAGTAGATGTATTAATTAATATACCCAGGGGCAGAAAGACATTTACTAAAGACCCTACCAATAGATTTATCTTGAATGTAACAAGGCACAGATTTCTTCTAGAAGAATATTATCCTTATCTTAGCAGATTGATAATTAATAGTTTTTCAGAAAATGCATTACTTTTTGCTCTTCTTTTTATACAGAGACCCGAGTTAAATAAGGAGTATTTTTTTTCTAAATTAACTAAAGGAAGTAAAAATTATTTTTACTTCCGACTAAAATATTTTGTTGTTAAAAGATTAAAAAGATTAGTAGGGGATAATAAGGAACTATTAGGGTTTATAGACCTTTGTGACAAGATTTGGAGGAGTTCGACGCATTTCTATAAAAATTGGGGGGTGAAAAATTACCAGACACCCCCTACAGAAGATATAAACTTATAAAGGGATTTAGAACTATTATAGTGTTCTAACATAAAGGAGGGCTGATGAAATTATTAATAATAGGAGACTTACACTTCCATACCTGGAAACAACCACAGCTTTTAAAATTTCAAAATGAATTTATGGAGTCTTTTATCCCTAGTGTAATAAAACAATACTCACCTAATGGTATTGTATTTATGGGAGATATATTTGAGTCTAGAAAGATGGTTGATAAACAATTGGTTTTTAAAGTGCTAAGTTGGATAGAAGACTTATCAACTAAGCTACAAGTTTATCTTGTTATTGGAAATCATGATTATTATACAGAAGAGGTTTCTCCTTTTGAGATAGAGCATATATTAAAGCATGCAAAAGTATTTACAGAATATGGATCTGCTTCTTTTAATGGATTTAAGTTAGTTTTTCTTCCTTGGAACAGTTGGAAAAAAGAGATACCAATTGAGTTTTTTGGGAATAATACTCTTGCCTTTTCTCATGCAGATATAGTTGGGATCTCTTATCCATCAGAGAAATCTTCTCCTTCTACTGGTCTAAATAAAGATATAGTCAGTAAATTTTATTACTTATTTAATGGGCATTACCACAAACGAAGCAGATATGGTAATATAATTAATGTGGGTTCGGTAATGCAAAGAACTCTTAGCGATTATGGGGATCAGAAGTGTCTTACTTTGTTTGATACATCCAATTCGGGCATTTTGTTTATAGATATTCCACATCCGATTATAAAAATAATATCCTCCAGGCTTGAATATGATCAGTTAGTTCAGGAAGCACGAGATGATATTATTCCTATTTATGTTAGAAAAGTAGAGGAAAATCAACTTAATAGGTCTTCAGGTGCAGTTGGTGGTGGAACTGTAGATTTATTAAAATTGACGGTAAATTCAATGCTGGAATTATCCAAAGAATATAACATTAGCAATTTAGACTATGGAGTAAGCTTGTTAGAGCAAGTTTATGGTCCATCAATAAGGGAGATAATAAATGAAAATAAGGGAAGTTAATATAAAAAAGTTCTTATCTTTAGAAAATGTTACTTACCAACTTCCTGAGACTGGGACTATTTTGGTTGATGGGATTAATAAAATAACTAATGGCTCAAACGGTTCTGGTAAAACAGCTTTATTTGAGGCTATTTATTGGGCTATTTATGGAAAAACTTTGCGAGGGTCCACGGATGCCAATGCTAATGTTTCAATTATAGTTGAAAAAGGAAACAATGTTTATCTAATAAACAGAACAAAATCAAGTTTATATTTGGAAGAGAATGGGGTTCAGCAGAAGGATTTAAAAACAAATATTCAGTCATATATTGAAACCTTTGTAGTTGGGTTTTCTTATAAGTTATTCCAAACCTTAATTTATTTAAACCCTTACACTCTAACTAAATGGTTTATAGAATTTGATGACACAGATAGAAAAAAGCTTTTTGTTGAGTCTTTAGGGCTTGAATCCCTAACCGCTCTAACTGAGAAAGTAAAAGCAGATAAAAGATCAGCAGAAGAACTATATAATAAGACAAAGCTTGATTACTTTTCTACCCAGTCTGCTTTAAACGAAATAAATAGGATTTTAGAACCGTACAATGAAATGTATAAAAGTTTTAATGATAAACTTTCTTTTATGAAGGATTTATTAAAAGAGGATATTCAACCAACTGATTTTGATAAATATTTATCTGTCATAGAAACTCAAATAAGTCAATCTATGCAACAGCTTGCTGTGAAGGAATACAGAAGAAGGGAGCTTGAAAGTAAGATACGAGAAATAAATACTAAGACACATAACCTTTCAGTATTAACCTCTTGCCCAGTATGCTTGCAAGATATTCCTGATTCACATAAAGATAATGTGAAAAAATCTTTGGAAGAAGAAAGTAAAAATTATAGTGAGGAAATAAAGCTTTTAACAGAAGAAATATATAAAATACAAAGTGAATTATCCGGATACCAGGGCATCAAATCAGAGTTTTCCGAGTTAATTGAAATATATAAAAAGTTAGCGTCTATTTCAAACGAAACTAAAAGGCATGCCGAACTTTCTGATAAAATTAACTCTTTAATAAATGTATTAAAACAAGAGGAAAGTAAGGTAGAGGAATTAAAACTTTGGGAAAAAGTTTTTTCACCAACAGGACTTATTTCTCGTGTGATTGATCACGTTATTGAAGCTGTTGGAGAATATATGTCATTGTATACTGAACTTATGGGTTTTGGTGAAGTAACAACAGTCATAGATAACCGAGGGAAAATAAACTATTCTGTAGACTATAAATCATTAAGTTCTGGGGAAAGGCGAAGAGTAGAAATAGCACTTATGTTTGCACTTCGTCAAGTTATACCTTGCCCGTTTCCCGTTTTAGTTATTGATGAAATTTTTGATCATTTAGACCAGGTTGGTTTAGAGGCTACTAATCTTGTTATTGAGCATTTCTTACAAACTAATCCTATACTTATTAGTATAATTTCCCACCGAGGAGATATTCCTATAGAGTATGATTATAGGTGGACTATAATAAAGGAAAAGACAGGTGTCTCAAGACTTTCAAACTGATAATAAATTTTGTATTGTTGGAATCGACCCAGCTATAGTTAATGTTGGGTGGTCAGTATTTACCAAAAAAGAAAATTCAACATTTTGTTTTGTTAAAGGTGGTGTCTTTTCTGCAAGTGAGAAAGAGGATTTAGCTACTCGATATAATAGTTTGCGAAATGATTTTGTAAAAATAATAAAAAAATACAAGGCGGACTTTGTTGTGTTTGAAGATGTTGATTTTAGAAATACTATTTCACGGAAAACTCAAGCATATCTTTTTGGTTCGCTTGCTGTCTTTTTATCAGTTTTGCCACCTTCTGTGGGATATATTTTAATTTCTAAATATAGAGTAAATAAGATTCTATCTATTGAGAAAGGTAAATCCAAGGAGGGGGTTCAAAAAAGATATGCAGGTTTAATAAAAAGAGTTTCTTTACCTAAGTCTAAGATAGAACATTTCGCCGATTCGATTGCACTTGTAGAAGCCTTTTTGATTGAAAATAACTATGGAACTATTGAACCCGCTTGACAGACCATATAATTTAGAGTATAATTAAATTACTAGCAGGAGGAGATATGAAAGGAGATGCTCTGACTATAAAGGTTGAAAAGGTTGGTGATAGGGGGCAGTTTACTATAACTTATCCTGAAAGCATTTCTTCCTTTGTAAACACACACGTTATAATCCCACTTAATGAATACCCAGTTTTTTATATTGTATTTCCGAAAGAAAATGAGGGGGGAATTTACACAATTAAAGGCAATTTTTATCTGAACTTGACTGCGAGTGTATTAAAGAGACTTATTCTTGCATACCCTTCTGCTCAATTAGATATATCTGATAAAATCCTTTCTTCCCTTCCGTATACTTTAATGGAGATTTACGAAGATTGTCTTTCTTATTTAGATTATGTGTGGAAAACAGATATAGATTATAGTAAATATACAAAAATTAAACTTTATCCTCATCAAACTATAGCAATTGAAAGAGCGCTCTACCAACTTGGGCATGGTTTCTTTTTTGAAATGAGATGCGGTAAAACAATTACTTCGCTTGTTTATGCCTCAATTTTACATGAAAAGAAACTTATAAAAAACGTAGTAGTAGTTGCTCCTCTCTCTGCACTAGAGGGTTGGAAACTTGAGGCTGAAACTAATCTTATTTATCCTAATAACTTTTTTAATATACGTGAAAATCATGTAGAAAACTTGGAAGAAAAATTAAATGAAGACAAGTTAAATATTATAATTTTTAATTATGAATTCTGGAGATCGAATAGATGGGAAGAGTTTTTAAACGCTATGCCAAAGCTTTCTCCTTTTCTTATGATTCTTGACGAAAGCCATAAAGTAAAAGATGCTTCTACAAAAGCACATAGAATTTACTTTAGTATATCAGAAAAAGCCAGAAGGACATTATTACTTTCTGGGACGCCCTACGCAAATTCATTAGAAGATTTATATTCTCAAGGTCGTTTTGTGAGGATACAACATTTACTTGGGACTACTTTAAAAATGTTTAGAGAAAGGTATATGTATAAAGTGAATAACTTTTTTTGGAAACCTAAGAGAGGATCAGAGAAAGATATTTTAAATAAATTTTCAAAATATAGTGTTTCTGTAAAGCAAGAAGATGTTTTTCCACGATTAGAAGTTCAACAAGTTGTTCACCACTATGATATTACTAAACAACAAAGAGATTACTATGATGAGATTGTTAATAGAATTTCTACTAACATTTTAGATGGTAAACTAAGCGTATCTAACGCTTTAGTTGAATCATTAAAGCTTATGGAAATTTGTTCTGGTTTTCTTAAAGTGCCCGACTCTGACGATATAGTTGTAGGCTCTCCATTTAAAGAAGATTTATTACGAGATATTGTTGATACCTATATAAATCAAACTCAGATAGTTATTTGGGCCACTTTTGATTATGAAGTAGATAAAATTGCTTATATACTTAAAAAATATAGACCAATCGTTATAGATGGTAGAGTAGCTCTACAAAAGAGAGAAAGTCTTCTTAATGCATTTAGGACAAAGAAAACAAGAATTTTAATTAGTAAGCCTTCTGTGCTTGGTTTAGGGGTAGACCTCTCTACAGCAAGGCTTGCTATTTTTTATTCTAGAGATTTTTCTCTGATAAATAGAGACCAAGCCATATCTCGTTTACTTCATCCTGCAAAGAAGGGAGTTGTTACTATTGTTGATTTTGTTGCTGTAAATACTATAGAAGAAAGAGTATTAAGTATTTTAAAAAGAAAGATGGATGTTTCTGCAGCACTAAAAGATGCAGCTAGTTTTGTTAGATTTTTGTCAAATAATAAGGTATCTATTGTTAAAAAGAAATAAGTAGGGGGTATAAATGGAAGATTTATCAGAAAAAGCAACAGAACTTTGGAAGCTCTATAATAGTATTTTAGATAAAGTTGAGATAAATACTTCTATACAGGGTAGAAAAGCAAGAGATATCTTTTATAATTTATTAAGTAGAGGAAAGAGCTTTGAGGATTTAAAATTAATAATAAACGCCCTTGTTCTTTCCCCTAAGTTTGAATTATATTGGCTTTATAATGAAGATTATTTTCAGAAAATTTTAAAAGTAGCAAAGGATCTTGAAAAAGTTAGTGGTTTTAAAGTTAATTTAGAAGGAGGTTATGAGGAAATTTTAGATTCAGTTTATAGATTTTATATTGAGCCACACATTGAGGATATTATTGACAGAAAAATAACCTATCAAGAAGTTTTAAAGAAAATGCCGTTTCTATTAGATCCAGTTCAGTATTGGCTTATTGTAGATCCTGTATATTTAAAAATGAGTAGAGTAAAACTTATAGACCAGGAAATTGTTACTTTTTTAAGACCTCTCAGACAAAAGAAAAATAGATTGCAAAGTCTTAAAGAAGCCTTTAATCGGATATTAGATAAACACCCAGATTTATCTAGGATAATCAAGACCGAACTAGAGGTTTTAAACGAGTATATGGAGAACCTATGAAAGAATCAGTAGAGAGAAGACTACTTGGTGCATTACTTTGTGAAAGAAGTCAAGTAGTGTCAAATCTTTTAGCTTTTGGTGTTACTGAAGTTGTAACTACACCAGTTGTAAAGCCAATTATATTATTTACAAAATCATATTTTGATAAATATGGGAAATTACCAAGTTCGAGTCTTATTCTTGATACCTTTCCTAATAACTCTCAGCTATTTATAGATATAGTTAATGATTATAACCCGACTGAAGAGCAGTGGCTTTATGATGAAGTTGTAAGAGAAATTAAAAGACATAGACTAAGAAAGTTGGTTGAAAGAGTACTACAATCTTTTGATGACCCCAATGTAGACCCAGCGGAAGTATGGGAGTATGGTAGAAATTTATTATACCTACCATCTACCGATTCAGAGATAGTTGACTATTTAGACAGTTATTTTATTTATCATAGAGATGAAGACCCGTCTAGAATAATTAAAACTGGGATATCCGACCTTGATAGCTTAATAGATCATGGAATGAGGAAAGGATGGTTTGGTGTGGTTGCAGCTGGTTCGGGAATAGGAAAATCTTCTTTTTTAATTACTATTGCGATTAATGCTATAAAGGAAGGTAAAAAAGTACTTTATATATCTTTGGAAATGCCTCAATCAGATATTGTACTAAGATGTGATGCCAATCTTACAAAAATATCAATAAATCTTTTAAGAAATAAATTGGAGATTCCTAGATATGAGGTTCAAGTTAAAAAAATGAAAGATCTAATAAAAAAATCCGGTGGGGAGATGAAAATTATTTACTATCCTTCAAAATCAATACCAGTTACTCGTTTACCTGGTATTTTAACTACTTTTCAATTAAAATACAATTTCACCCCAGATATAGTAATAATAGATTTCGCTGATATGTTTGCTCCCCTATCCAGACGAACAAGTGTTTGGGAAGAAGCAGCAGATATATTTCATTATTTACCGGGTTACGCAAAGGAACATGATATTGTTATCTGGACTGCTACTGAAATAGGAAAAAAAGAGATGTATAATTTAGATGCAGACTTAAGTGCTATTTATGGTAGCTCAGAGAAAGCCTTTGGTGCTGACTTAGTTTTAGCGTTGATTGCTAAAACAGAAGACGATTCAAGGGCTGCTGTTGATACATCGTATTTAGGTTTAACATTAGCAAGTGAGTACTCTCTTAGAGTTTTAAAGAATCGACATGGAAGAAAAGCAAATATAAATCTTTTCTTCTATAAAGATATATCTTACTTTGATACTATGCCTCTACCAATGGTAGAGGTAGAAGGAGTTAATCTATGAAGTTAAAAAAATATATGGTTAAAATATTGTGTTCTCTTTTCTTTTTTCTTGTAGGAGTTGGGTGTGGAATAGGTTATGTTAATTATACCATGCTTAAAGGAAGTAATATACAAGAAGAAGATATAGCAAAAGCTGACTACGATAAATTTACAATACAGTGGGAGGTAAAACAAATTATATTAGACATTAACCCTGAACTAACAGATTTTGAAGCAGATGTTTATGCCTATGCTACAATTGAATTATCTGAAATATATAATGTCCCAATTGAATTTATCTTAACTTTTGCTTTTCAGGAATCTTCCTGGATTCCACATATTGTTTCTGATAAAGAATGTATAGGATTATTACAAATAAATCCAAAATATTGGGGTAGAAATATTGAAAGTTTGTATAATCCAATTTATAATTTAGAATTAGGTATAAACATCTTTTTAGAGTATCTAGAGGAATCAAATGGAGACTTTTATACTGCTCTTATAAAATATAGTGGGGGCACTAGTAGAGAAAGCTATTATTTGAGCTTATATAGGTGTTTAAACAAAGAAGGAGGTTAACATGTATGGAATAACAAAAGCAGGAGTAGTCCCACTTCCTGTAGAGAATGGAAGTATAAATTTTCAAAAATCGGTTACTGATCTTCTTGAGATCAATCCAGCAGAATTTCCCTTTGAAAAAGTAATTGATAAATATTTAAAGGGGGAAGATTTACCTTTTCGGGAAGAACTTTTTTCTGCTCTCACTCTAGCTGAAGGGTTTCTTCTCCCCTCTAGGATTCTTTATAGAATGGAATTAATCTATGAAACAATAGGTTATAGGGCAGTTGCTTATGGTACAGGAATGCTTGAGTATGATGAAGCAAAGGATGAAGATCTTATTAAAGACCCTGAATGGGTTATAAAACCTGAGGAATTTAAATACGTTTACTTAGATGAATTTAAGGAGATTCTGTTTTCGGAAAAGAAAGAACATGATTATTTATTTTATATAAAATATCCATTTGTTAAAAGACTTGTAATAGCTTACAGAGACTTAGGTATAATGGGATTTGCTTATGCTTCTTTAGTTGAACTATCCACAATAATTATAGAAAGGGCTGTACAAAATGTGAGTAATTCTATGATTGAGATGTTATCTCAAATGAATACATCTCAATCATCAGATAAACCAACAGCGTAACAAGGGAGGGTAATATGTATACATTTGGAGTACCAATAATGCATGGGACTTTTCTTGGTCCCACTTATGTATTTGCACCAAAGAGAAGTTGGGTTCCGAAATACCATGAAGAGAGAGCGTTTGGGTATTATTTTTTACCGATTTTCCCCCCACAGGAAAAAGTAGTAGAAAAATTATGTAACTCCAAACTTGAAGGAAGTGTATTTGAAAAGGCTAGTGAATCATTCATTGAAATGTTTAAAGGAATTTGTGGGAATGTTGCTTCTTTGTTATTTATAAAAGAAGGTAGTAATTTTGACGTCAAATCGAAACTTCCTAAGAATTCTTATATTGAGGCTTTTGGTGCTACCTTTGAAGTTTCTACCAATTCTTTTACAAATATTTATCCCAACTCTGTTTTTATTTATGGGCTAGATAAAGATACCGCAAGGAAAATAGCAGACAAGTCAGTTGTTTCTAAGATACTTTCTTTTGATAATATTTCTTGGTTACTTTCAGACTATGAGGAAGGGGTTGATATGTCTGCAGATATACTCTTTTTAATTGAATTTTTTGAACTTCTACCCTCTAAAACAGAAGAAACTTAAAAAAATCTAATAAGTAGTAAAATTTATCTACTTTTATAGGAGGGAAAATGAAAGAAGAAAAGGAAGATCAAGAATTAGATTCTAAAGAGATACAGCCATTAACTTGTTTTGGTTTCTTATATGATAGTGGCGACCCTGAATGTAAAGAGTGTTCGCTTCCTAGTCTTTGTGTTGGGGTTAGTGATGGAATAGTTAGTTGGCTAATTGCCTATAGGTTAATTAATAGTCTAGTTCCAAGAGATGAAGAAGAATACAAGCAGAAATCTTTGCTCTTATCACATATAAAATATGTGCAAAATAATTTCTATGGCGGGTGGAAGAGGGAAATAAAGACTACAAAGAAATCTAAAGATATTCCATTTGATGAATTTGATATCCCAGAAAATAAGAAACCTGTATACGATGAGTTGTGCAAATATATTGGTAAACCAGATAATGTAAAAGTGTGGAAAAACCCCGCAAAGAAAGATGTTACAGTTTATGTGACTTATAAGGATTTTGGCTTTTATATAAATACGGATAACTCAATAACAATAACAAAGTTATCTGCTCGTGGTGCTCCGATTGCTAAAAGGATATCTGTAACTGCTGTTCCATTGTATATTAATTCTGAGGATACTCCAAAGGGATATAAAGAGACTTATATAGAAGAAGAAGAAGAAGGTGAAGTAATAGATGAGTGAAGAGCAAACTTTATTAGAAAATACTCAAGAACGGAGACACTTTACTATTCCTTTTGATTTAATTATTTTTGATAAAACATTTGAAATTTATAAATTAATTATATCTACACAAGAGAATATTCAACTTTTGGAAAAAAAGCTACTTGATGTTGAAGAGGAGGACGACGCAGTAAGAATCCATCAGTCTCTTGTAAACTATCGTAATATGCTTTTAAAACTTCTCAATGAAGCTGAAATAAGGAGAGATAGTTTTATAAAATTCTTTAAAAAAATATTATTTATTACTTCTCAAACTATAGTAAGTGACAAGAACTTCTCTCCACAGGATATAAGAGTTGTTTATAAAGTTTTCGAACTATTAGAACTTAAGGCTGTGGAGCTTTCGGAATCAGAATTTGGGGTATATAAAACAGAATAAAGGAGGGGCATATAATACCAGATGAGATGAGTAAGATAAAACTACAATTAGATATTTGTAAGGCAATCTTATCAGTTTTGCCTACTAGGTTATTTTATGAAAGTAAAGATTTTAATGACTTTGTGTCAATTTTAAAAAATGAATATGGCGTTTATTTATCAAGTTTCCCCTCTTTTGTTGTTTCGTATATAAATGCGCATTTTGAGGGGAACAAACATTATTTAGATCTATTAGAAGAAGAAATGGAAAGAGAAAATAAGGAGCAAGCAGGGGGGTAAATATGAATCAAGATTTTATAGAGTTTAGAGACTTGGTAGCTTCAGAGAAATATTTCTTGGCAGATGAAGAATCATGGGATGATGTAATTCGCAGAGTAGCATATAGTGTGGGTAATTTCCTTGATAAAGAATTTCTCTCTCAGAATGAAAAAGCTTTACAAAAATATCGTCAACTTTTTGGGGAAATTCCCCCTGGTGATTTATTTTATTCTATGATGTCAGATGGATTATTTTTACCAGGGGGTAGAGTTTTATTTGGTGCAGGGAATCCTAATAAAGTTACCCTTACAAATTGTTATGTTCTTCCTTCTCCAGAAGATTCAATTGAAGGTATATTAGAGACAGCTTTAGAAACGGCTGAGACTTTTAAGAGAGGTGGGGGAGTTGGATTTGATATTTCGAGTTTACGATACGAAGGATCATCTGTACATAATGCAGCTAAGACCTCTACAGGTGCCTGGAGTTTTTCTGAACTATATTCTGTTTTAACGGGAACTATAGGTCAATCTGGAAGAAGGGGAGCTTTGCTTCTTGCAATGGGGGTTACCCATCCAGATATTTTAAAGTTTGTTACTTCTAAGTCTATTCTTTCTCAAGCTAATAAGAAACTTATTCAACAGGCTTCTGCTTATGGTTGGTCTCAAGAACAACTAGAGGTTGCCGAAAAAGTTCTAGTAATGTCCCAAGTCCGTTTTGCTAATATTTCTGTTAAAATTGTAGACGAGTTTATGGAAGCAGTTAAAGAAGATGAAATGTGGGAATTCAAATGGAAAGATGAAGTTATTTCTAAACAACCAGCTAGAGAAGTTTTTAAAGTTATTGTAGATAATGCTTGGAATTGGGCTGAACCTGGAATTTTATTTGAAAGTACTGCTAAAAAATATTCCACAACAGAGTATTTTGCTCCTATTGTAAACACAAATCCGTGTGGGGAACAGTGGCTTGAGCCTTATGGAAATTGTAATCTTGGTGCAATTAATATTGGGCATTCTTCTCTTTTTGTTGATTCTTCTTTAAACGTAGAAGAATTAAGAAAACTTATTTATGCCGCTGTTTTGTTTATGAACACTATAATTTGGTATAACTTAGACAACCACCCGCTAGAAAAACAAAAGGAATCAGCACAGAGAACAAGAAGAGTAGGTCTTGGAATTATGGGTCTAGCAGATGCTTATATTCGAGCTAAAAGGTTGTATGGTGATTATGATTTAACTACAAAGATTGGGAAAAATATGGCTTTTTATGCGTATAAAGCTTCCTCTGAAATGGTAGATATTTTTGGTGTATTCCCAGAATTTGATCCTGTAAAACATTTTAGCCAGCCTTACTTTGAAAGATTGAGAAAGGATGATAAGGACTTTGATGCATTATTCAATAGTATTGAGAAGACAGGGCTTGCCAATTCGGCTTTACTGACAATTGCACCAACAGGGTCTATTTCTATTATGGCTGGGGCGTCTTCTGGTATTGAGCCTATTTTTGGTTTTAAAGTACAAAGATGGTTTGAAACTGCTGGAAGGACCTTTGAGTTTTATATTCCCGTTTACGCAGAATACATGGAAAAGGGACTTAAGCCCGAAAGCTTTCCCTTTTTTCAAACATTTGACCAAATAACACCTCAGACTAGGATAGAAGCACAATCTATTCTTCAAAAATATATAGATAATGCTATTAGTTCTACAGTGAATCTCCCACAATCGTCTACTACACAAGACATCTGGGATGTTTTCTATAATGCTTGGGAAAAAGGTTTAAAGGGAATTACTGTTTACAGAGAAGGAAGTAGAATACCCGTTATTAAGAAAATGGAACATAAAAAGGAAAAGACTGTTTCTCTTGGTGCTCCTGAGGAAACATATAGTGTTCATATCCAGCCTATAAAGAAATCTTGTATGGAAGGCAAGAGATATAGATTTAAACCAGATAGTGAAACAATTTATTTAATGATTTTTGGTGAGGGTACAGTGCCTAGAGAAATTTTCTTAGGATCAAGAAATATTAGATGTTATGAGTTTGCAGTTGCTCTAAATCATACATTATCCGAAATTCTGCGGATGCTTCCAGCAGAGCTAGCTGTAAAGTTTGCAAGAAGAATGGCTAAAAAGTTTAGAGAATATGATTCTGGAGTAAATTATTATATTTTAGGGGAGAAAGTAGATTCTACAATAGGTCTTTGGGGGCTTGCTCTTGATTGGTTTATTGAGGGCGTAAATGTAGAGCAACTTGAGGAAAATTTTAAAAAAGCTATGTTTTCTCTGAAGCCACAAGCAATCCCTAAGAAGGAACCTACTGGAAAAGGTGAAATTTATATTAATCTTTATGGAGAATCCAAAATAGATAATCTTCCTAATGATGCTGTTCTTACTCGTTGCCCTATCTGTGGTGCAGTTCATATAACAAAGATGAGACCTTACGTTTTTGACTGTGAGCATCCTTGCCAAAATTGTGGATATTCAAATAAATGCAATGGGGATTAAACATGGAAAATAATTATTTTTCAGAAACTAAAGCATACTATATAAATAGCCCCAAGGTAGAACAAATTAAGGGTGGGGGGTGCGTAATATTAGAGGAAATGTTAGGAGACGATCTTACTCCCGCTCGTGTGGCTAGAATTTCTCGTTTATCAGAAGGACCAGAGACAGATGATGAAAGGCTCATTAAAAATCTTTTGGAGTGGGGGCATGAAACACCGTTTGAACACCAAGTTTTTAGATTTAAAATAGAAGATATACCTATATATATTGCAGAACAGGTTTTAAGGCATAGGATGGCTAGCCCTCTCAAGAGATCGTTCAGATTTACAGGACCCAATAGTAATCTTTTATCAGAAACTACCGCTGATTCTCTAAATAAAATAGTTCATATCCCCCCTGAGTTTTTAGGTTTAAAGGAATCAGAATTATCACAAGATAAAGAAGTACTTCTCAATGAGATTTTGGATCATATTAAGAAATCATTTGAGCTTTATGAGAATCTTATTAGCGCTGGATTACGGAAAGAAGCCGCAAGAACTATACTACCTTTTGGTCTTCGTACTTCTTTTTATTGGACTATAAATATGAGGAGTTTAATGAATTTTCTTCGTCAGAGACTGGATTCACATGCACAATGGGAAATGAGAGAACTTGCAAAAGCAATTGTTAGATTATTAAAACAAGTGGTACCTGTGACAATTGAGAGTTTTTTAGAAAGGTTCAATTTAACAGATAAATTAGATTAAAAGGAGGGTAAAAATGGGCAAGAGCTTCCTTGAATACTTAGGAGAAGAACACTTAATTGATACAAATGTGTCTAAGAATGTTACAAAGTCTGAATATGCTTGCTCTCATTGTTCTGGCTTTCCACCTTTACAGGAGTATCCAGAACAAGTATCTAATCAATGGTATAAAGCAATAAGGGAATTTTTGAACGTTATAGATAACCTAAAAGATAACTTTAGAAATTTAAAAATGAACTCTATGTACAGGTGTTCCAATTATCAAAATTCACTTCATAATAAAAACCCCCACGCAGTTTCGTTCTCGCCGCACTCAATGGGAGTAGCGGCTGATATAACAAGGGGTAATGCTAGACTGAATAAGGATTTACTAATCTTTCTCCAAAAGAACTATTCGGAAATGAGAATTGGGCACTATGAGTACAATTTAAAATGGATTCATATAGATATGACCTATTTAACTCCTCTAAAAGAGTTAAATTCTCTTGGTTATGTACCAAAACGTGTAATAGTTCCTTGGAGTAAAAAAGGCGCAAGGTGGTAAATGGGATCTGTAGACTATAAATTAACTAACACAGAAGAAATAAGAGTAAATTGTCCCTTTTGTGTAAAAAGAGGAAAAACTCCAGATACAAAGTTTCATCTTTATATGAACAGTCGAAAAGAAGTTTATTATTGTTTCAGATGTGGGGCAAGGGGCAGTTTTTCTTCCCTTCCTAATGATTTAATTGGAATTATGCTTGATACTTATAGTAAACTTCCTTTAGAAAAGAAAGAGGTAAATATCAGAAATGTATTTGAGACTGTTTATGATGTGCTTAATAGTCTTACAGATTTTCAAGCAACGGATTCTAGTCTAATAGGGGAACTATATTTGAAACAGAGATTGTTTGAAAATACTTCTACTTCTACTGATATACCTAAAAAGTTGTATCGAATTTTGGAAAATAAAACTAATAAATCTATTTGGATTATCTTTTTCTCTTATAATATTTGGGGGGAAATTGATTATTATACTTTACGTAAGATATTTAGTAAGGTATTTCTAAACCCTAAATTTTCAAAACCTCTTTTTAAATTGGATATATTTTCAGCCATAGAAAAGAAAGAAGCTTATCTTGTGGAAGGCATTTTTGATGCTCTTTCTTTATATCTCTCTGGAATAAAAAATGTTTTTTCTTTATTAGGAAAAGAGTTAACTGATCTTCAAACAGAAGAATTATTGGATTATGGTTTTGAAAAAATTTATATAGTTTTAGATGGAGATGCTATTTCTAATGAAATAAAAATAGCTAATAAATTGAAAGGTCATTTTAATGAAGTTTTTATAGGAATGCTGCCCTATGAAAAAGATCCTAATGATTTAAGGGGAAATATAAACAACTTTATTATCCCCTTTAATGAAAGAGTTGATTTTATTTTAAAAAATAAAGTTTTTTTGGAGAAAAACGGGATAGAAGTCCTAAATTTTATTAAGGAGGCTGGATAAATTGGAAACAATGCAACAGGTGTTGTATAAAGCCAAAGAAAGTAGACCCATAAAACTTTGGTTTTTAGCAGACTTGCATTTGCAGTCACTATTTGTTGATGAAAGGTTGTTTCAAGATACAATAGACTGTATTAGTAAGGAAGAAGATTCACTTGCTATACTAAATGGGGATTTACTTGATGTTGCTTTATTCGATAGTATTGCGGATGCATATAGTGTTAAAATGAACGTACAGGCTTCAATAGAGAAATTAATTAATTTACTCCAACCAATTTCGTCCAAGATATTATTAGTTGTAAGCGGAAACCACGAAGATAGAATAAGAAGAAGGGTTGGTGTTGATTTACTTCAATTGATTTCTAACTCTTTTAATGTTCCATATTCTTCCGTCTCAGGCTTAGTGGATATAGTTATACCTGCAAGTGATCATCCGTCTAGATCATACTCCTATGTTTTTTATATTACTCATGGTATGGGTGGGGGTAGAAGACCGGGTAGTGTTTTGAACAATCTTGAATTATCTCAGCTTATTGTAGAAGGTTGTGATATGTATGTTTGGGGGCATTCTCATAAATTTATTATATATCAAGCTATGACTAGACAGTATAATAACCATACAAAGAGAGTACTTTGGAAAGAGGTAACATATGTTTCTTTACCTTCTTTTCTTGCTTATCCAAAGTATGCAGAGAAAGCTCAGTTTAGACCTCAGGTTATTAAACCTTTTTATGTAACACTAGATAATACTAAAAAGCAAATTATTTCTTTGGTAAATTCCGTTCCTAGTACAAGAAAAAAAGAAATGGTTTTATAGGGGGTGAAAGGATGTCGACGGATAATAAAAAGCTATTAGATGCGAGCCGGGGGGTGGGTACCCCGTCAAAAAATCCACAAAAAAACAAGCGACAACTACAATTACGCTTATACTGCTTAATATGGCAGTACGTTTCCTTCCAAGTTCCCTCTTTCTTGGAAGCGAAATGTAATAGAAAGGGGGCTGGTTCTCTTTTACTCTCGAAAAGAGAACTGAAACCGATTGAGAGTATTTGTTTAGCTGATCGCCTGCTGTTAGCTAAACAAAGAAACATCAAGCAGGATAGGCTCGTAGTATCTAATAGTTTTTTATATTCGGACGTGGGTTCGATTCCCACCACCTCCATTTTTAATAGCATAGGAGGTAAGTAGAATGATTGAAATAGAAGAACTTATTTCATATATAAAGAAAATATTTGAAGACTATAAATTCGAGATAGTCAATCTACCGCTGGTGCTTGCTATTATAGAACAAGAAAGTTCATTTGAGCCTTATGCTATAAGATATGAGCCTAAACTTTCAAGCAAATATATACAAGACCCTAAGAAACATAAACCTAAAAATTGTTCTTATGATACTGAGGTATTTCTACAGAAATGCTCGTTTGGTTTAATGCAAATAATGGGATTCAATGCGAGGGTGTACGGAATGACAGGCTGGCTTACTAAACTGTTCAGTCCATTTGAGAATTTGACCTATGGTATAAAGCACTTAGATTATTTGGAAAACAAGAGAAAGATAAAAAATTTAGAAAGGCTGATGGGTGCTTATAATGGTCAGAACAACGAGCAATATGTACGCTCGGTTATGACCAGATACGAAAAGTTTTTAAAACAATTTGGGAGGTAAATATGACAGAAAAAGGCAATCTTGAAGTGTCGACTCATGTAGACACCTATACTCTTAAATTTTTGGATACAACCCCTAAATACACGGGAAAATTCCTGGTTTCAGGGTATGAGTACTTTGCTGTTTATATTAAAGCAAGTAACGACGCTACACTTAATGTAAACATAGAATATAGTCCTTTTTTCTATGGTGAAGAATGGTGTGCTAAAAATGCTACTGGGGCTATAGTATTAGCAACTGGACTGGTGGCTAATGCTGAGTGGGTGGTGCTTCCGTTAAATCCCTATAGTGCTATTTGGGGTAGATTAAAAATAACAGTAAATAAAGCTACTGATATTGAAGTTAAAATAGCAAGACAGATAGCACAATAGGAGGTGATAAATGAAAGGAAAATTTCAACCATACGTTGACATAGAAAGACCAAGAGATATGACAGAGTTATTGCAACTTATAAAAGACAAGAAGATA